TCCAGCGTATGTTACAGGTGATCCTGTAATACAAGTTGTTGCTCCGGCTCCACCAGGACCAGCTTGTCCGGGATTTCCTCCTCCGGTGCCGCTTGCTGTTGCGCCGCCGCCTCCTCCGCCGCCTGCGTGAGTACCAGGAGGTCCACCACCATTTCCTCCTGAATTTCCTTCAGTGGGAGTATAACCTCCAGCATTTCCAGATCCTCCGGAAGCTCCTGGTGGTTGAGAGCCACCTCCTCCAGATCCTCCGGGGCCGCCTGCAGCATAAGTTCCTGGGCCTGGGGGGTCGTTGTGACCTCCGCCACCAAAACCGCCACCACTAGATGTTATAGTTGCGGATGGATTGTAAGCCATGCTTGAAGGACTACCGGCATTACCTACACTAGCTGGTGCTGGTCCTGCGCTTCCTCCTCCTCCTATTGTTATTGAATAAGGGGTTCCTACTATAATTGGGACTGATGAACATGCAGCTGCTTTTGGGGAAGCAGTATAAATTCCTGGGGTTTGACCTTCTCTAAATCCTCCAGCTCCGCCACCGCCTGATGCAGCATTATGAGCGCCGCCACCGCCGCCGCCTCCAGCTACTACTATGTAAGAAGCATTGAAGGGTTCTAATTTTTTTGCTCCACCAGCTCCAAATCCTAATACTTGATAACCAAAACCTTTAATTTTTGGTTTAGTATTTTTATTTTTTTTAGATCCTTTGCCTATTTGATTAAAGTGATTAAGTTTATAATCCTTCATTAATTACTCCTTATGCGTCGTTAGCTAAGTCCGTAGTAAAGAATAATCTAATTCCTAATACTCTTGCATCTCCTGTAAAAGTATCACTACCATCAGCTGCATCTCTATATAATTGAAAATATGTTTGTTCTCCATCACCAGCTGCTGCAATTGTTACTGCGCCACTTTCTGAAGTAATTTGTTGGTCTTCAACTGTTCCTATACCTGCGTCTGTAACTTCTGCTGCTGTTCCATAAGCAACGTCAATAGTATCACTATCTCCACAAGATACTCCTTGTAATCCAAAAATACAGTTTCCTGTATTAGTAGTAGCAGGTGTCCAGTAAACTTGAAAAGTTACTGTTCCTGCATTCCATGATTTAGGGAATCCAACTGAAAATTGTGCGTACTCAGCTGTACTTGCATCAAAATCTAAAACGTTCATATCAGGTCTTGTTGCTGTTGTTTCAACTTGTTGTGCATCAGCACCATTAGTTGTAGCTCCATACATAGCAGAAGCTGGAACCCACATAGTTTCTTTTCCTGCAATCTTAACTGCAGCAACTGTTCCACCACCATCTTCAGCTTGAATAACTCCAGTTCCTTTTGTTTTAAATTGTATACCTACATTTGAATCATCTCCTGTTGCACTAATAATAGGGCTATTACCAGTAGCTGCATTAGCTAATGTAATTTCATTAACTGCAGAACTTGTCGCTGTTAAAAGAGCTAATTCAAGCCCATTAGTATCTAAAATAGAAGTTCCTATTTTAGGAGATGTTAAAGTTTTGTTTGTTAAAGTTTGAGTACCAGTAGTAGTAACAAATCCTAAATCAACAATGTTTGGATTAGATCCTGACCCTGTACCATAAACTATTTTAGAAGATGTATCACCACCTGTAAATGCAACACTAGATCCTGTACCACTAACATATTTAAATGTAACAGCTTGAGATCCTGTTGTAGAATTTTTAAGAACATACATTTGTTGTACGTCAATAGGTATAGTTACGTTTCTTGAACCTGTAAGTGCTCCTGTTAAATCAATTACTCTATGAGCAAGAGTTGCTCCTGTTGAGCCGTCTGATACTGAAAGAGTTGTATCTCCTGAATCAGATACCGCTTGAGTAGTATAACCACCAGCGAATTGCTCGATAATTTCTAAGTTTGTATTGGTTTTTGTTCCCCATGTACCGGCATTTTCACCGGTTGCCATTTTTTCAACACCTAAAGGTGTGTATGTTGAAGCCATAATTTATCTCCTGCTTAATTCGTTATTTTTAATTTGTTTTATATACAATGTCAACATTATATATTTATTATGGTGGTGTAACTTTACTCCAACTACCCCCTTGTGTAGCTGTTCTTTTGCTCCAACTACCACCTTGTGTTGGAGTTACTTTTTTCCATGCTATTGGACCAGCAACCTGTCCTACACTAATTGTAGCAGAAACACCAGTTAATCCCATAGTCATTTCTGTTGGTGAAATAGAGCCAATTCCAGAAGTTGCTGCTTGACCAGATAATCCTACAGTCATATCAGCTAGCGTAATAGCGCCCACTGCAGAAGTTGCACCCACACCAGTTATATTAAATATTTGTGCATCACTAACTGTTATAGATCCTACAGAAACAGTTGACGAAACTCCCGTTAATCCCATTACATCAGCTGGTGTAATAGCACCTACTGAAGCTGTTGCTCCAATTCCGCTTAATGGAACTACAATTGCAGTGTCAACAGAACCAACGCTTGCAGTTGCTGAAACTCCGGACAATGCACCTGCTGGTCCAAATTCTAATCCTGGAGTACCTACAGATGAAGTAGCACTTTGACCACTTAATCCAACAGCCATTTCAGTTGTAGAAAGAGATCCAACTGCTGTTGTTCCTACTCCGCTAGATGAAACATCAACAACAACTGTCATTGCTGATTCACCCCAGTTCTCAGCACCCCAAGTGTCTCTACCCCAACCTTGTTCGTTAAATGCTGAAACTTCTCCTATAGAAGAAGTTAATCCTAATCCTGTTATATTTACTACTGGGTTATCACTATCTCCCCAAGGTTCTTCACCCCACTCAGATCTACCCCAACCTTGATTTACTGAACCAACAGCATCACCTACTGAGATAGTGGCTGAAAGACCAGTTAGAGTTATTGTATTTGCACCATTCCAACCTTCTTCACCCCATCCATCAGAACCCCATCCTTGTTCATTAAATGCAGATAATTCTCCGATAGAAGAAGTTAAACCTAAACCAGTTAAAGATGCATCAACTTCGTTTTGATTACCCCATTGATTATCACCCCATGAACGCATTCCATAAGAAGCAGCTGTTGGAGTATTTACTTGACCTCCCATATTAGAGGTAGTGGTATCAAAATAATAAAGAGGATCAGGTGCAGCTGGTTGTTCTCCACCATCTGCTACTTGAATTTGAAGATAAGCACCGGAATTTCCGGGTGTTCCTGAAATATCAACTCCTGTTGTATAAATAGAACCACCTGAATGTGTGCCATCACTTGTTGTTGAAAATCTAAAAATATAATCTTCGTTAGAACTATCAGAAAGATCAAATTTATATAGACCACCTTCTGCTATATTTATAGTTGGTTGTTGAACACTATCAATGAAATATTTACCACCACTAACCGTGACGGTGAATGTTCTTACGTAGGCCATAAGGACTTACCTCCTTATGCTATACGAATTATCGCTGTAGTTGCTGCTGCTGCTGGAAATTGAACTGTGAAAGTTCCGCTTGATACAGTTTTATCACCACCGAATGCTACCGCACAAACTGCTGCGTCTGTTGAATGTGAATCATTAAAAATTAAACATCCATTAGCTGTGAAAGAAGCTGATGTCCAAGAGACATCTGCAAAATCACAAACTGCAGTTGATGAATCTAAAGTTGGTGTAACACTTGTTAATGCTTTCCCTTTAGCTGAATAAGCAGTTCCTGAAGTATTTGTTATTTCATTCGTGCTTGCATAAGCTGTTGTTGATGCTCCTAAAGTTGCAGAGCTAGTGTATAAAGCTAAGTTAAAAGTGTTTCCAGTTGAAGCTGTAAAATTGTGTTCTGCTTCTAGAATTTCTTGTTTAAAGCTATTACAAATTGCTGATGTTATTGCCATAGTTATCTCCTAATTATTGAGGCGGTGATTCGATTGGTATACGAACAGTACCATCCGTATAATCGTCTCTTCTCCGTCTCCCAATTTGCACACTTGCAAATTTAGTTAGTTCTTGTTTATATTTATTTTCATATAATGTCAACATATCCATTGGACCTTTTAAAAATCCATATGCCTCTACCAGACAAGCATATAATAATAATTGAGGGTAATTAAGACTAATATAATTAGTAACATTCCCTGATTCCAAAGTATCTGGAGTGACATTTCCATGAATATTTATTAAATAATTAGCGTCAGGAGTGGGTGCCATTATTATATTCCCTGAATTAGTTGATCCATCTCCAGTCGCTCCTCCAAACATTGCATAATATTTAGGTAATCCAGTCACATCTTGACCAGTTTGAGATCCTTCAGGACCTGTTAATTTTCCCACATATTCATTTATAAAAGTTCTATCTCTTTTTTGAAGCCAAGTACTTTGAACTGTTCTACTAGATGTAGAATTAAAAACTTGAACTCCTCTTACAAAAAGCATTCCAGTAGGTACTCTAACAGTATTAACATCTGCTGCTAAAGTTCCTTCATACTCAACTCTATCAGAATCAACTGGTACATCACCACTTATTCTATGTTGAGCATTTAAAATAAAATTTTCTAAAATAGCTGTAGTAAATACAGTATCGTCTACCTCTGTGTAGCTCCTGATCATTGTAACTAATGTGGTGTAACTAATTCCAGCCATAATTAATAATACCTATCATTAACGGGTCCAATTGTACAATTAAAACCGCCCCCTGTGTCAGTGCTTGTTGCGTTAGAAACTAATTGCACTGTTAATGAATTATATTGAGTTTCTGTTTGTGGTGGACTTACAGGTTCATAACTTGTTCCAACCGCTGTTGCTAAATAAGAACCAAATACACTAGCTCCAGTAACATGTGAACTAGCTGTTGTGCTTGGTGGTGTCTCTCCTCTATATGGTGCCGCTGTGCCTCTTGTTAAACCAGATAAAACATTTGTTCCTGTATTATTTCCTGTGTATTGAATTACTTCATTTCGATATTTTCCAACAAGAAGGGGATTGCTTGTATCACTTTCTGTTAATACTTTTTCAATCATAATATATCCTGAACTTGGAAAAGCAGATGAATCTGCTAATGTTAATGAAGTAACCGAATCAGAAATTGCTCCATTCAATGTAGTTGTTAATTCTAAAGTTGCAACTGCAACTCCACCTACCGGTTGTTTAACATCTCTTAAAGTTACATGAGTTGTGCCATCATTAAAACCATTACTTGGAAATGAAATACTTAAAGTTTTTGAAGCTGCTGTAGTTGTAAGAGGATTATTTGGTAAAAAATCTTCTGTTGCAAATTCTGTTCTTGCAGGTTTAGCATGCTGTAAAGCTTGCGCATCTGCACCATGCGGTCTTGGATCTATTTGTGGTTGCTTAGGTTCGTATTCAGAATTGTGTACCCATGCACCATTCCATTCTTGAACCATTTCTCTATAGGGAAATGCTGCACCAGAACGGTCTGAAATCATTAAAGCATTTCTACCTTTAGAAAATTTTCCCATTATCTCCAACCCTTCTTAGCAATTTTAGGAAAACCTCTAATTAAACCACCTTGTCTCATACCAGGTAATTTTTCTTGTACTCTAACAGGGCCTTTTCCTTCTTTTTTTCTAAACCATTTTTCAATTCTTTCACCAGCTTCTTTTAATTTTTTCTTTTCTACTCCAGAAGGACCAGTGCCTCTATGAAGTGGAGGAGACCCTAATTCATCAACATTATAATAAGGACTGTTTGGATCAAGTTTTTTAAACTTGTCTTTGCTACCAGGTCCTGGTTTTGTCTCTAAAGGAAATAATTTTTTACGCTTACTTTTTATTTTAGGTTTAAATTTTTTAATTACTTCTTTTATAACTTTTATTTTAGACATTATATATTTGGATAATAAGTTTTCGGTGTAATGTACGTACTCGCTGCTGATCCATCCTCCGCTAAAGCTCTTGCTAATTCATCTTCATATAATAATTTCATTTCTTGTGTTCTTTGTGGTGCATATTTTTGAGATAAATAAAATGCTAAACCAGCTACCATACAAGGTATAAATCTATAAGGAGCATCTACTGCGTTTGTATAAGCTCCAACATCTTGAAGTCTTGCTACATAGTAAATGCTAATATAATTATCTGCTGCTGTAGAATTAGCAGTTGGATAAATTGTAATTGTAGTACGATCCACGAATCTTTGGACCCAGAATTGACTTGGTGTGCTTTTAGTTAATTTATTTGAAAGAGCTGCATAAGTGTCTCTTGCAATTTTAGTCATTGGTAAATCTGTTTGAGTAGTAGTATTATAATTAGTTCTATAAGAAGCTGTCATAATATCAGCTATTCCATAAATACCATTTGATGGTGCTGTAGTGGAACTTGTGCCATCTGCACTATCTCTGTAAAAAGAATATTCAGTAGTGCCTTCAGTTAAATCAATATTAGTTTGAGCTATTTCCCAAAAATGAATTCCTCTATTTCCCCATTCTTGAAATAAAATGTTTAAAGATCTTCTTGCACTATGGATCTGATGTCCTGCTGATCCTACTAAGCCGATTCGCTCGTAAGCTTCAGAAATTATATCATCGATTGCAAGAGTCTTACCAAATGTGTAAGAGCCTGATGTTGTATTTGCCATCTATACTCCTATCCATAGAATATAGTAACTTTAGCTACGCCACTTAAAGTTGCATATCCACTTGTTCCGCAATAAAGTCCGTCACCTGGAATTGGAATGTATTGAGCTACATTTTCTCCTGCATTAGCAGCAGCGCCTTTAGGTGTATCAAAAACAGCAATTGAAGTTCCTGATGAACCACCATCTTTAATAGTAATAGTTCCTGCAGTGCTATCAGCTACGTAGTATATTCCTAAAATTCTACAAGGTCCTGCAAAAATTGCAAAAGAAGCAGTTCCATTAGTAGCTTTTACGGTGCTTATATATGTTCCCATATTTTTCTCCTTAATCGTGAGCTCCCGAAGGAGCTCACATTATTTTATTTACCTATTAACTCCAAGCAGCTGCGCCTGTGTCAAACGTAGGTCCTGTTGCTAAATCATAAGCAAAATTCCAAATGCCTTTTTCAAAACAAGTGAAATACAAATAAGTACCATGAGTTATACTATTTGTAGCTGCATTAGCAGGTGTGTACGTCAAAATAGTTTCACTCGCTGCAGACGTATCTATAGTTGAAGCAGCACCAGCAGTTCTACTCTCTACTTTTGATCCTGTTCTATAAACATCACTACCAGCGCAAGTAAACTTAAGTGTGTTTACTCCACCAGCTGTTTCATCTGATTGATAATGAACTACTACAGTTCCAACTGTTGCTGCCGGTAATGTTACCGCTTGAGCAGCAGCTCCTGTAAAGTTGTTAACCGTGATAACATTAGCTGTGTAAGTTAATGCTGCCGCAGTTGCTACTACTGTTGCAGTTAAACTAGTTAAATCTGGTTTCATTCCTAAAAACCTAGATGTTATAGTTCCTGTGCTAGCAGCTTTATTGATCTGTTGAAATCCTTTTTCGGACCTAACTGGACCATTAAACGATGTGTTTGCCATAATATTCCTCCTAGAATATCTTAAATGTAGTCCCTAGGGAAGTCGACTATACGCGTCTACATTTAATAATTGTTATTAATTGTATAGTGATTATTTTATATATTAGATTTTAATAGAGCGCAAGAGGGTGTGTAAGAAATATACGATTTCAGCGATGTGGCGTTTATTTAAGTAGCCACAGAAACTTGGGCAGCAGCATTTTCAATTGCGTTTTGTCTATCAGCAATTTTATTTTCCTCGAGTTTGATCTCAGTGATGACTTCTCTAATTTTATCATCAATTCTGACCATATCCAGAGTATATCTACCTTCTTG